CTGCCGCTTAGGTTAGCAAACGTACCGCGAGCAATACGTACTGGAGTCCGTGTGGTAGGTGTGGTCATGCGTTGAAATCTCCCCCATCAAATACAGTTGTAGTCGTAACGGTAGAAGAACCGTTATCAAAATTACCGCCATCAATTGCAATGACTTGCGAAGACCAATTCAAAATTCCCGAACCATTGGTCGACAAAATTTGATTGGCAGATCCATTGCTATCTGGAAGCACAAGCGTGTTGTTGCCAGCTGTATCTGGTGCGCTGAGTTCAACGAACCCAGCGATATCTCCAGCTAAACGAACCTTTGCCATTCGTGATGTGGCCTATTGTTTTATTTTATCCGTACTTAACTAAAGAATCAGGTGTTTGGTTTTGGAGGCCACTGCACATCCCACGGGAATCCTTCTTGCTGTGGGACCAGGCGAAGAGTTTCACGGTATAAAGCCCATGCTCCTTTTCCGTCAGGATCCAGGGGACTATCAGCAAGTTGCGTCCAATCAGACTCGGCAAGACGACGATTACGATCTTCCCGTACTAGTTTTGCCTGTTCGGTATCCTTGGCGAAACAATAAGCTTCGTATTGTTCAGAAGCTGTGTGAACTACACCCTCATCATCAGTGTAATCCTGGAAGACAGGCCCGGCAATGTAGTGTGTATACCACTTGCCATCTACTTCAATAACGCCATCACGTTGGCTGTATTGATATGGAGGGATCGTTGTAGCTTGAGGGCCTTCAAAAACTACATCGTAACCAAAGGCTTCGATGATGCTTGGTGTTAATCCCTGGGGGAAACTGGTATTTGGATTGGAGCGCCGAAATTCATCTTCAGTGATAACGGCGCCGGTAGTGCGATTACGAAGTTCCATGATTAAACGGTAGCGGAGTGATTCAGAAGCAGGCCACGCTCTAGCTTGACCTGCTTCAAGCGGCGGTAGTAAGCACTGTTTTTGGCACCGCACGCTTTAATTGCTTCAGACGCAGAACACCCAGTATCAAGTGACATTTGAACGGCTGCGTTAGCACGAGCTGCGGCATCAGTGCGCCATTGATTAAAACGAATTTCTTTAGGGTCAATACCAAAATCCGGCAAATATTTGGCGAGAGCTTTACGAGAAATACCAAAAGATGCGAAATTTGCCAGGGCTTTGCCTTTGTCTGCCTTAAACGCTTCAGCAAATTTTTTCACGCGATCTTGCGAAGCCTTGGACTGTGGATGCGCAATATTGAAACCCTCTTTTGCTGCACGTTCTTTTTTATAACTTGTCAGTGTGTTCGCCCCCATCCCTGTTCGTCTTGACGCTTCCCTAAGGCTTACGCCTTCAAGCAACATTTCATCGAGTACGGCATATGCTTTTGGGCGCGTATTTTCTTTAATTGCTTCCGATATCTTCTGTTTGGTAGCATCTAGCATGGGACCAAAACAACCAGGACCGCCATATGTTTCAAAGTGACAGTTGTAAAGCAGTTTTTTATCGCAGTTGTATCGAGCAAACCACCGGGCTTCAGCTTCTTCGCTTTTACCATCTTCAATGGAGTCAATAATTTCGAAAATAAACGACTGTTCTCCGTACTTATTGAAAGCTGCCTGAAGCCTTGGATTTTTGTGTACGTTGCGGCGCAACTCGGAAAAGTGTCCGCGTCTACGGTTACCCGGCTTTTTAGTGCGGCCAAGATAAGTCTTGCCGTTCTCTTTGTTTAGGATCATATAAATGTATTCCATACTTATGCAATCGCAAGTCCGATATACGAACCACCATTGGCGTTGATAGCCGCTGGTGCAGTGCTGCTGATCTCAAAGCCGGCAGAGTAGGAATCAATATAGTCTGTATTGGTTACTTCTGCAGCAGTAGAGTTCAAGAGAAGATATGGATCATTACCAGAAATAATGCCTCTAGCAGAATCCCAAACATACCAATCCCCTGTGGAATCAGTCCTCTTAATCATGACGAATCTCGCTCCGTTTGTAAAGCCGCAATCAATCTGAAGTGTTGTACCAGTTCCCGTAAAATTGAAGCACTTGCTCACGCCGGGGCAGGAGGCGAAGAGGTAGGCGATGTAGGTTTTGGCGGAACCATTTGAAGTAACAGCCGTGCCAACGGAAAAAACACTAGCCGTTGGCCTGGTTCCATTAAATGCAGTAGGGTTTGAAGTTAACTCCGCAGACGTACCGTTTAAAACAAGTATTGAATCGGCTGCAATGCTTTGTGAATTAACAAGCCACTGATAGGCATCATTTCGGATTTTAACAATCATCAACTCCGGCACCACGCCGAGGTTATGGCTCACCGTCCGCGCTACGCCCGTGCCCGTATAAGCCACCACGTCGAAAAAGCCGGGGGCGCGGCGGAAGGCTTCATAACCAATGGTGCCAGAAAGACCTAAGTTTGGTCCCGTAAAGCTGGTGTTTGATGCCAGCGACAAGCTGCCGCCTGTATTTTCCAGATCTGCAGAGCTTGTTTTTAAGTAATTAGCGGCTCCCGTGAGGCGTGAAAATACATACCTATGAGCGCCGCCTGCTCTTGGTAGCGTCCACAGCCAATCAACCGGAAAGTTTGTCGTTCCGCCAGTTGTGTCTGAGCTTGCAGTGATGGCACTAAACACCTTCGTGGCATCCGTAGGCGTCTTCATCGGCCCACGGCGGATGGCGATGTAGATGTAGGTGGCGCTTGCCTGCTGTTGTGTTGGTGATGCTCCCTGAAACCCAGTAGAAGTCAGACGAACGAAGCCAACTGAATTTGTGCCTTCAGCATTAGAAGAGTTTGGTTGTAATTGTTGAGTGCCTTCAACACCAAGACCACGCATAGTGTCGACAAGAACCCAACTTCCACCAGTAGAAGAATCAGTTCTTTTTATCAAGATCCACTGCGGTTCATAGCCGAGATTGACCGCAGAAAAGTTGCCGCTGCCATCAGTCGTAAAACTCCCACAACTCACCACACTGTCATTGCCGCTATCGCCAAACCCGCCAGCGTCGTGCGCGAACAGGTAGGCGACGTAGGTGCCGCCGGAGGCATTCACCGTGGCATCAGTGCCAAGACTGAAGACCGTGCTGGTCGGTGTGGTGCTGTTCCAGCGCGTGGTGCCTGTTGCTTTGGCGGCTGTGCTGTTCAGCACCATGTACTCGGTGTTGGCGAGGCTGCGGTGGTAAACCTGCCAGTCGCCAGTGGTATCGGTGCGCTTGACGATGATGCAGCCGGGCACGCTGCCTAGGTTGTGGCTGATGGTGCGGTTAGCGCCCGAACCAGTCCACGTAACCACATCAAAGAACTTCTCCGCCTTGCGGAAGGTCCAGGAGGCGTATGTAAAGCCGCTTGTGTTACTTATGCCTAAATCGGAAAGGAGTGAGTACCCGGACGAATCAAAAGACAGCACATCATTGACAAACGCCTCCCAAGACTGAGAGCTGCTAATCCAGTTAGTGCCTCCTCTTGCCGTATCAACAAGCGCATGGTTTGCAGCACCTGTCCTGTTTTTTGTCCAAACCAATCCCCCCTTGCCGCTCAGATCAATCCCATTCGTGATCGTCTGCGTGCTGCCGTTGCCGCTATAAAGCCAAGTGCTGAAGACATCTTCAACGTAGGTCTTTGCTGCGCTACCGGAAGCGCCCATTGTCAGAATACGAGTTACTGGATCCATATTGTTATGTCGTATAGTTCACAAGGAAAGAACCGCGCCAACGCGCTCCGTTGTCATCGGTGACAAACATAAACAAATGGGTTTTTCCAGTCGTAAGAGTTGGTGCTGTTCCTCCAGCCCACTCAACTCCACTAAACCAAGTAATTGTGCCACTTGAATGTAATACTTCAATAGTAAAAGAATAATTTCTTCCGCTTGGAAAACCGGTTACCGTGTAAGTACGTGCGCCACTTACGGTTGCAGTAAAGAAGTTTCCACTATTACAAGGAATAGAAGATCCAGTGCCAATACTAATGATTGTTTGTGCATAAACTCCAGCAAGATCAAGAGTTGTATTGGTTGTTGCCGTTGCATTGGTACCAATACCCCATGTATTGGCATACGTCACAACGCCAGTTTGACCACCAACACTGGTAACGGGGACAGTGACTCCAGTCCAGGAGAGAGTGCCGACACCATTGGTAGATAAGAAGTTGCCACTGCTTCCATCAACAGAAGGCAGTGTCCATGTAACGTTACTTGCAACGGTTGCGGGAGCTTGGAAAGCAACCCAATTACTGGAGTCGGAATCTGCAAAACGCAGATCAGACTGAGCATTTAAAGTAACGTCTGCAGACGAAGTAAAACCAGAAGCAAAGACTGTTGTGCCACTGGAAGTAAAACCAGACGGAAAAACAGTGGCGCCACTCAGTGTAATTGGAGAAGTAAAAATAACTCCGCCAGAAGAAAAGGTAACTTGATTGACACCGTTAACTGCAATGCCTAATTGGCCGGAGGCCGGAAAATAAAACCCGGTATCTGGATCGTCGGCACGAATGATTGGCGCATTAACAGCACCGCTAGGAAAAATTATTCCACTCAGCCCATTAATTACGATTGCCATGATTTACTCTTACAAGATAACCCAGTTGCTTCCGCTTGGAATCGTAACAATGACACCGGAATTAATTGTAAGAGGTCCGGTTGTCATCGCGTTTTTACCTGTAGTAATAGTATAACTCGTAGTTACAACTTGATCATTCTCGTAGAAAATTTCGTCCGTTCCACCGCCCTTTGCCCCTCCTCCAGCTTCGCCCCAAGTGAGGTTACCTGACGCATCACTGATCAACGCGTATCCAGGAGTCGTTGCATCTCCCGAGGGAAGTACCCAGGTGACGTTAGAAGGAACAACGGTTGGCGCTGTGAAAGAAACCCAGTTGCTGGCATCGGCATCCAGCCAACGGACACCGGATCCAAAATTGCCATTACCAGAAACAAAAAGGTTACCGCTTGTTAATAAACCTGAGGTAAAAATACCACTTCCACTGGCAACAATATTGCCTGTAGAGGTTGCAGTAAAGTTTACAAAAGTGGCATTAAGAGTTGTAAATGTACCAACGGTACCTAAAACATTGTTTCCGGTAATTGTGTTGCCAGAAAGATTGGAGAAGAATCCTGAAACCCCAGAAAGATTCCCAAATAAACCCGTATTACCGGTTACGGTTGCACCAGAGACGCGTGCAGTAAATACACCTGTTGTTCCCGTAAGGGTTGAGAACAATCCAGTTGATCCGGTAATCGTTCCGCCGGAAACATTGGTAAAGATACCGGAAACAAAAGTGCCCGTCGTTGCAGAAACACTGCTTCCTGTAATGGAAGCACCACTTAAAGATGTGAATGTTCCCGTAACACCTGCTAAGGATCCAGCTTGGATTGTATCCCCTGTGATCAAAACACCGGAGATAAGGCCCGTAGCATTTAAAGATGAGCCAGTGGCCGTATTAAAGATAAACGTTTGGCCCGTAACAGTGTTACCTGAGATTGTCCCAGATACAACGAGGCCAGACGTAATGTAACCACTGCCTTCTACAATTAAATCACCACTGGCCGAAAGATTACCGGTTGTAGTAATCGATGGGATTGCGATCGTGTTGGTGAATATACCTGTTTCTGCAACAACAGTGACGAATTGGCCACTGGTGCCAGTAATTGTCCCACCACTGACGCTGCCGGTAATGTTGATGCCACCAACGGTCAGGCTGTTAAATAAACCAGTTTGACCAGTGATTACAGCTCCAGAAAGACTTCCTGTAAAGACGCCAGTAATCCCAGTCAGGTTAACAAAGACACCTGTTACACCATTGACAGTACCTCCGTAAACGGAGTTAGCGTAGATGTCTTGACCGGTAACAGTTGTAAAGGCACCTGTAGTTCCTGTGACAGTTGCCCCGGATGCAACAGTAAATTGCCCGGTAACAGCGTTGAGTTGCGTGAACTGTCCGGTGACACCAGTAATAACTGCACCAGAAAGACTTGAAGTAAAGACGCCTGAAGCACCAGTGATACGCGTAAAGGTACCGGTATCACCTGTAATAACTGCACCAGAGAGACGGCTCGTAAATGTACCAGAAACTCCTGTTAAGTTCGAAAAGTTACCGACGTTGCCGGTAATCACAGCGCCGGATAATGACGTTGTAAAAACACCAGTAACACCTGTGATTGTGGTGCCGCTAATGCTCAGTCCGTAAATATTGTCACCGGTGATCGTTTGGCCAGTGATGCCACTGGCAGCAATCGTGTTTCCAGTAATTGTGCCACCGCTAAACGTAGTTGCAGTCGCGTTTCCTAGGTTTGCTGCTGGTGCCTGAAGCGAAACAAAATAACCATTATTACCGTTGACATTTACACCGAGGATGTTGGTGCCAGTAATTGTCACGCCACTGATAACACCAGTGCTAGTAAAGCCACTGATGATAAGAGTGCCAAAGGTACCGGTTCCAACAATCGCCATATTTTGGGCGACTGTTAAATCTCCGGAAACATTAAGATCATCGCCAATGGTTAAGTCATTGACAATGGTGCCGCCGCTGAGCTGAAGATAGTAATTGTTGAGATAGGCCTTATGTTCTGCAACAGTAAATTTCTTATTCTTTAACCCAGGATCAACCTCTGCGACGTGGACAACAGTAAATAGATCGGCATCATTGATGTCGACCGAAGTAATTGCTGGTAAATCAGAAAGCCGCCTGTTGGCCACGTATACGCCTGCAAACCTTATAACTAAAATTATAGTTTAGGTTTGTCGTATTTTATTTGACCTTTATTTCAACTTGAGGTAAGATGCGAGATCCAAGTCCCCATAAAGCTTGTGTGCCGACTACCAGGCCGCAAGACAGGAGAAGAATCAATAGAAGTTCGGCAACTGTGAAGTTGCGCCTGACATAAACAACCTGGGTCTGCACCTGAGGCGGGACCATGGACGGTGGTGGCACTGCGAGGCGTTGGCTTTGTGCGGGCTGAGCAGTTGCTTCGGAGGCAGCTTGGGCAATCGCACGCTCTCTCGCGACAGCCTTCAGCATCTCAATTTGTTCTGCCGAAAGCTTGGGCATTTGCTTGAACTCAGGCGGAACACTGTTTTGGACTTGTTCGTCCATAGTCATAACAACTCTTGTTCAAATACATTAGCATTTAGCCAAAACAGTTGAGGTATGTCGTACGGAATTCGCAAAGGCTTAGAGGATATCGCCTACGAATTGAAAGGAATTCGTAATATTCTCGGCAGCATCTGGGCTTTACAGCAAGGATCCCAGGATAAAAACAGTCCCAATCCAGAGATGTACGCAGATGAATACATCTCAACCGAGGAGTGCGCCAGGCGTCTTTCGGTTTCTGATCAAACAATCCGCAACTGGATCGCCATTGGTAAGACCAGTACAAAAGGCGCTGGCTGGACTGAAGGCATTCATTACGTCAACATCAATCCAGGGGCAAACAAAAAGAACAAACTTCGGATTCCCTGGAATCACCTGGTGCGTTCTTTTGCCAAGAACCCTGAACTAAGCAATAAAGACTATAAAGAAAAAAATGTTCACGGTTATCGAATTAACGCGCATTCCATCGACGCTTACTTGGCCTCTTTAGAAAGTTCTCCAGATGCAGAAGAAAACAGTACCCCTGGCTCATAGGTTTGAAACCTTTCAAATCGAAGAAGTAAATCTAGAGAACTACAGGGAAATTCTTCCGGTTTCTTTGGCGCTCCAGATGGAATGCTTCATGCCCCCTGAGGGTTCTTTCGATGATGGATGCCTGCGCCGGTATCTAGAAATCATTAGAAACTACGAAGAGGAGGACGTGAATTCAAACATGACCTTGGCCAATCGATTGCGTGTTGCCTTCCGTGACATGAATCCTGATACCATTTGCAGCAAGTTCCCAGCTGCAGAACTACCTCTCAAGCGGCGGTTGCGTTGCGTTGCTGAGTATTTAATTCGCTCTGGTGAATTTGACAAACTTCGGGACGAAAGCGGTAAGCTTATTAAAAAACGTGGTGTCTTAGGTAAGTTGGTCGTCATCTATCAGCCATTGCCTAAGCTCCAAGAAGTCCTTCAAAAACAAGGTTTAGCATCCCATGAATAGACGCGAGAAGCTCATCGCCCAGGCCATTGGCCCTGACATGGACGATACCAAGGTCCGGATGCTGGACGCTACGGTGCGTTTAATCCTTGGTGACATGGGTGAACACTATTGCAAGATGTGGGAACTAGAAGGGCCTGGGGTGATGGTGTTCCAGCCGAGAAACAAAGAACGCTCTATGTTCTTCTGGACCCTTAAAGAAATTCACTCGGCACAAGAGGAGTGCGAGCGAGCAAACGACGGTGATTTATCCGAAAGCTTTAGGCGTATTCTCTCTGCTGCACAAAAGATTGATCCAACTGAAAAAGCTGGATATGTCATTAATGATGATGAGGGTATTCGATACTTCGAAGTGGACTACAACAAAGAAACCAATCAGTAATGGCAATTACTAAAAGCGGCATGCGCCGTGAAGATCTAGAGCTTGTGACCAATGCAGATCTTGTTGCAGCAGCGCATGGTCTCATGGGTCACATCGATCTTGATGTAGCCAGTTCTGCTTTTGCCAATGAGTACGTCAACGCCAAAAACTTCTTCACGCCCACAGATGATGGACTGAATGACCAGGAATGGTTCGGAAAGGTTTACTTATTTCCGCCCAGCGGGACGTACTTTTGGGATAAGAAGAACGAGCGGTGGAAGATGACCAGGGCATGTTCTGCGACTTTGACATCGTCTCACGCAGTTTGGTTTCGGCGTCTCTTTAAAGCCTGGTACCACAACGAAATCGAGGAAGGTCTTTACTTCTCCAATTGCCCCGACATGTTTAGGTACGAACAGCGGCTCTTTGATTTTCCTGTGTGCATTCTGCGTACTGTACCAAACCTTGTAGCGCGAACAAACGAAGGAGTTAAAAACCACAACACTTGCACCTCATTCTTGGTTTATCTGCAGCCAAAGGACAATATTGGTGAAGCAACCCAGCGATTCATCGATATTTACTCTGAAAAGGGCCGTGTTCTTTGCTGAATGATCTATATTGAAAAAGCTTTAAAAGGTCTATGAGCGTTCTCTGCGATAAAGAAATCCGTCAACTTGCGGAAGAAGAGGAGATGATCGTTCCGTTCCAGGATCGTCTCATCAGCAAAGAAGATGGCCGTCGCATCCTCAGCTATGGGCTAAGTTCCTATGGATACGACATCCGTTTGTCACCAGAACAATGTCTCATCTTTGGGCGCATCTCAGAAGGTGAATGCGATCCGAAGGATTTCAAGCCGGAAATCCTGACCAATGCCGAATTACTGGAAGACGAGAAAGGTAAATACTTCCTGCTTCCTCCCTACGGGTATTGCCTGGGCGTGGCACGAGAGCGCCTCAAGCTCCCCCGTGATGTGACTGTAGTTGCCGTTGGCAAATCTACGTATGCCCGATCGGGAATCCTGGTTAATATCACTCCTGCGGAGAGTGGCTGGGAAGGTTACCTAACGCTTGAGATTAGTAATTGCACGGGACTATTCAACCGCATTTACGCAGATGAAGGCATTACCCAGCTCCTCTTCTATCGCGGCAACCCATGCGAAGTCAGCTACCAGGACCGCAAGGGTAAATATCAGAACCAAGCCCCTGAAGTTGTCTTCAGTAAGGTCTAATCAACTAAAGCCGTCAAGCCAGTTATACGCTTTACCGGATCGTGGTTGAGGCTTATTGGGGTAGTTAACGCTACCCCTTGCGCCCGGTGCGTCACCCAAGCTTGGCAACACAACACCCTGTCTGCCTGAAGGATAACGTCCCACTGAGTTTCCAATGATTGGATACTTTGTATCAGCTTGAGATTTATATTTCTCTGCAAGGCGGGAAGCTTTCAGAAAGCGAGATACTCTCGCCTGCTGCACCGCATTTTCTGTATCGGCTGCTCCAGCGGTGGCACGTTCGATTGGATCTAAACGCCGCAGGTCAACGTCATATTGACGTTCTGGGGTTAAGTCGGTAACTTCACCGCCAGAGGAGCCAGAGTCATGACGTGGATCGTACTCAAGACGGCCTCTGTAACCAACCGAAGTGTTAACCGGCTGGTCGGGATTATCTCGACGTGGGTTATAGAATCTTGCCATGTTAATATTGTAATCGAGGCAATTTAGGCCAGGATATTTCCATGCATAGCCCTGCTGATTACCGCGACGGTCTCGGTCAAAGCATCATTGACGAAGTCATGTGTCGTTGTCTGAATCAGGCAACATTCGGCACTGATCTCGACAACGAGGAAAATGATGTGCCATTATATGACCAGTACAATCGCGGCTTGACGTTATGCGAAGAGGGGCTGGAAAGGAATCCACTGGAACTCGAGGGGGCACGGCCTGGAATGACGGGTTATATCCCATCGATGGAGGAAGCACTGGAGATGTACCCAGCTTCATCGCCACGACCGAAGACCTTAATTCTGGACTTGGGAACAGCACCGGAGGAGGAGCTGATCCTGTCGCAGAAAAGACGTGGTTTGCTCCGGTAGAAACCAGCGATATTCTCAATATGGAATGCAAAGACGGCGTCTGCCCGGTGCCTTGGGCTGTCAAGGAAGAAGCACCTGTGGTTCAACCGGACCAGGTGAACCATCCTCCGCACTACACCGATGGCGGAATTGAAACAATTGAAGCAATTGAGGCACAGCTGTCCCAAGAAGAGTATGAAGGTTATTTGCGGGGAAATTGTGTAAAATATCTTTGGCGCTGGCGAAACAAAGGCGGTGTACAAGACCTTGAAAAATGTCGCTGGTATTTAGATAGGTTGATACAGACGCAAGAAGTCTAGTTCCATTAATGGGCAGGCTGTGGTACCATTTGTTGATCGGCAAAGATCCCCGTGAAACACAGACCACTACCCTCTCAAGAGGAATTAAAAAATCTTTTTATCTACGATGAAATTAATGGGAGGTTAATATACAAAAAACCTCCCTGCCCTAATTTAAAACATAAAGAAGGGAAACCTGCCGGATCAAAACATAAAGAGGGCGGTTATCAAGTTTGTTATAAACGCAATGTCTATTTACACTGTCGGCTTGTTTGGGTTTATGTTTACGGCAATGATCCTGCAGAATTAGAAATCGACCATATAAATGGAAATAGAGCTGATGATCGCATTCAAAATCTACGTCTTGCTACAAGGGTAGAGCAGCAATGGAATGTTGGGAAAACCAAAAGAAACACAAGTGGCCACAAAGGGGTAAGCTTTTACAAACGTCTAAACAAATGGCGTGCCGATATCAGAATAGAGGGTAAGCAAAAAAATCTAGGTTATTTTGAAACTATAGAAGAAGCCAATAATGTTTACCAAAAGGCGGCTGAAGATTTACACAAATATTTTAAAAACAATAACTAATCGTGGTACTTAGATCGCCTTATTCAATTTGACGAAGCTCAAAACGGCTGAAGTTCGTCGTCATCATCCTCGTCGTCGTAGATGCATGCGGCGGCGAGTTCTGCTAGTTCCAGATCGGTGGGGATGTCAAACTCAATATTGACATTCTCATCGGCCATCAATGACTTGACCGCATACCACTCCATCAGGCGCTGGTGGTACAGGTTCAAGAGCGCGGAATAGAGCTGATCCCACGTCATCTCTTGGGCCTGTAGCTCGGCCTTACGCATCGAGAATTGAAGCTCTAAAGGAAGCTCAAATTGGTGAGGTTCAACCGATCTGTCCATTCCTGGTTTCATACTTCAATTAGAACTATTCTAGGGCTAAATGTCACAGATGCCTTGGGCGTCAAATTCCTCGTACTCTGAACCACACCATGGGTCTTCGTCAATCTTGTAGTTATTGGCAAATTCAGACAGAGTATAAGGGTTGATTGATTCTTCTAGCATACGGATAGCGCGGACCTGGTGGGCCGCTGCACTATAGTTACGAAAAGCCGTCAAGAGTATCTCGGTAGAGATCCAGGGATTGTCATTGACCTGACGCAGGAACAATGCAACTTCTTCTTGGCGGCGATGCAGAAGGGCGCCAACCATCTTGTGGTCTTGATCAAAGACCCACTTGGGAATCTCTTGGCTGGCACCACGCCAATCTTCTCGTTCTAAGCAATCGATAATATTGCTGTATAAAAAGGAGTTCCAGCCAACGGAATGACTGAAGGAAAGCAATGCTTGATGCATGCAATCATCTAAGCATAGGTTGAGTTTCTTCAGTTCAGTATCGAGGACCTCTAACTCGTGGTATAGATATTCCAGGGCTTTGCGTTTCGTGCAGAGATGTCCGCGTCTGACTGGAGAGCCGTCTGGGTAAAACTGTGTTCCGTAACCAATGGTGTAAGGTTCGCCACCAGTGGTTGGATCTGGGTAAGCCTTCTCGTTATACCCTTCGTATTTTCTGATTAGTTCAATTGCTGCAGAAAAATCAGACATGGGGGTAACATAATTACCCCCAATATACACAAATAATTACTTCCCTTGACCGCGACGTTGTTTACGTCCGTGATTAGGA